TTTCAAGCAGAAGACGGCATACGAGATTCCTCTACGTCTCGTGGGCTCGGAGATGTGTATAAGAGACAGCACTCGGAAGTTGCCTAATTTGTATTTGTTGACCCCTCCTTGAATGAAATCTGCAGTATCCACTCTCACCACATTTAAAAGTGCATCCACGCGACTGACCATTTTCTGTTACGATACCCTTGCACACATTCGTTTCCGGAATGTAACGTAAAAGTAGGTCCAGGGAGACTTGATGCTTTTTACTAATCTCTTCAACTATTTCAGTCACTCTCTCACTCACGATAGGATCAATTCTCTCTTCAACTTTTTCATCAATTACTTTTTCGATTGTGTCTTCGACCAGCTCAATAAATTGTGGATTTGCTAGAAGAATTCTCAAAACTTTTTTTGAACTCATCACTTATTAATACTTTGCTCATAATTTTTAAATAAGTCTTCAACAGAATTTTGTCTTTGTCTGTGAAGCTTAAGGCGTTCCCTCAATTCGGCAACTTTACCAGTATCGTCGAGATTATTCTTCTTACATTCCTCGATGAGTTGCTCCCTTTTCATAGTGCTGAGGGCTGGACCCAATTTCTTCTTTTGTGGTTTATGCTCAGCTATGATGTCACCGAAGATTTCCTGTTTGGCATTCTCATAGAGAGGATCTAGAAGATCACACACAGGATTAAGGAATTTATTTTCAAAATAGTAATGATAGTCAATTGGCACACCATTTTCCTCTACATATTTGGGATCCTCTGACTTTTGAAAGGCTTTCGCCTTGGGGTCGTTGGTCTTGGTGAGTAGATAGGGAACACGATCACCCGACTGTGGTTCCGACCCCGGTTTACGCTGTCTCATCTTATTCACGACTTGCACATGTGCTTGATTTATGTGCACACTCTCAGGACTTGTGATAGACACAGACTTTCCACCAACCTTGTAACTGTCTGATAGAGATTGACTTAATACCAACTTCTCGTTTGAAACTTCACCGGCTAGAAGTTGTGACGCTCTTTCCCTCGCCAACTCCCTCGGTGGTCCTATGTCAGGAGCATCAAGGACAACATCAAGGAGTTCCTTACACACTTCCCTCACGTGTGGTGTATTATCACGCCTTACAAGCTGGAGTCCCTTTACATCTATGTAGTCCATATGCATTTGGTCATCTTTACCCTTTGTCCACAACTTTGCAGCGTAACGTTTTTTGCTGTAAAGAAAATAAGGTGAATAAACCTTTTCGAGTTCTAGATTGTTCGGCTTCTTAAATAGAGCCGAACACTCCTCTGCGGCTCGTTCACCAACTTCCCAACTGTAAGCGATAGCTTCCTCACCCGTGCGCCCACCAACATCAAACTCAACCATGACTGAATCGGTGTCGCCGTATCGAACCTTAGCACCAGGGAAGTTTGTCTCGACGTAACTCTTAGTCTCTTCGATCATACCACGACCCCTACACGTTGTCGTAGAAGCGATAGGAACACACGGAAGAATACCTTTTCCGGCACCTGTAAAACCATACACCGAGTTCATAGAAATCTTGTATGCGAGCTGCTTACCATTGTAAACTTCCTTCATCGAACCAGTAGCTGCCGCCATATCTTTCTTTGCCTTCTTACGGAACTGCTTGAGTTCTAGAAGAATAGCTGGAAGAAGACTCGGGACATCCTGTGCAAATTTATACGTCTTCTCTCCAACCCTGAATGTTTCATAAGTAATACCAGGAACATTCCCGTAGTCCTTTTCGTTCATAACATATGTGGAATAACAGAGATTGTGTGCCATCATGATACTAGGATACAGTGCTTCAAAATCAAGGGCTGTAATTGGTGTATAATAGGCACCCTTTTGTGCCTCGAGAACTGTAGCACCCTCGTAATGTTCTTCAGGGATAGCTCCATAACGAATCGTAGGCACCATATAGCCAAGCTCTCGAGCTTTCTTAGAGAGCTGACTGAATACCTTAATTTGCTGACCACGTTCCACAAGGAAAGACATCGGCACCCACGTGGCTTTAGCCATCTCCAAGAGATTGAGAAGAGTGCACAATTTCTTTGTGAGTTTGTGAGGAAGGAGGGTATCCTTAATACAATACTCTGCAACTTCACCCAATTTGATGGGGTCTTCTTCTATGAAACGAGCAAACATCTCCTTAGGGGGCATATCTATTTTTTGATCCCCTAGATACAACTTCGAAACTTCATTGAGCTTGTAGGAATCCAATTTATAGCCCTTCTTAACTTCACCAAACATATCAAAAATAAACCGACCGGGCATGGGTAGTAGCTTCAGGAAGTTATCACCCAAAGCACTTGAACTCAACTTTTTAGTCACCAGATGACACTCACTACCATGAAATTTACCAAGATTGTAGAATTCCAGACCACAACCAACCATCGCAGCCCGTTTGTAAATATATTCAAGATCAAAGCCAAATATGTTCCACCCAGTAATGATATCTATATCTTTTTCATTCATGTATTTTTGAAATGCCAAGATCATCTCTCTTTCCGTATCGAAGCTCACAACATCAGGACCTTCAGTCTTCTTGTAGCAAAGACACACCTTTTCATAAGGTTCATCACTACCAAATTTACAGAGGGACAATGCGATTTGAAAACAAGCGTCGTCAGGAACGTCAGCATCAGGAAACTTACCAGTGGAACTATTACACTCAATATCGAGGGATGCGACGACAAAGGGTGCAATGTCATCCCGTTCGACAGGCTTAAGAGTCTGCCAATCCTTACACCATAGATCTATATCAGTTTTTGCCAGGTGTGAACGAATACATTCAGTCCCAGTATCTAACCAACCAGTAGATTGAATACCGGTTCTATGCATGAGTCTCAGGACAGGATCTATATTTGATTCATAGACGTGGTATTTTCGAAAGTCATTATTATACACGAATATCGAATTTATCTTTCGACGAGCCTCAAGAGTCTTAAAGTTCAATTGCATAAAATAGAATTCCTCATTATTTTGAAATCCCCATACATCCTTTTGTTTAGTCAAACTGTAACCAGTCACGTGGTCCTTTCGCATCGAGTTGAGTTCATTGAAAAGACGCTTCACATCTCCAGGCTTTGTATCTTTTGGAAGCTTTACGAAAAAGTAGGGATCGAAGGTCGTGGTTAGACATACCGACTTACCATTCTCCGTCTTACCAAAGATACTGATTTGATGTTCACCTTCTACATCCCGTGCTTCCCATGTGAGCGCTTGAAAAACTACCATATGTTTACAATGAGCCAAAATTTTAATATCATTTATTAATAAATGTCTGCTGCTTTAATTGAGCTCGTGTCCGTGGGCGCTCAGGATGTATTCATCACTGGTGACCCCCAGGTGAGCTTTTTTCGTCAGAACTACAAGCGCTATACCAATTTTGCCATGAAGCCTGAGCGCATGGATTACATCGGCACTTTCGGGGCTTCCAACGAGGTGACCATCCCTATCCGCTCTAAGGGTGATCTCATGAGCTATATCTGGATTGAGTCTAGTGGTATTGCGAGTGTTCAACAGAACTCTACCGGTCTCTATTCCAATAACGCCGCCAGCCCCACCGAGTTTAGCCTTTGGATCGGTGGCCAAAAGGTCTCCCAGCTCGATTCTCTCTTCATTCAAGGTGTGCACAACCCCCTTCTTCGTGACAGCACCGCTAAGGCATCTTGTGCCGTTACAACTAATAACGCCAAGGCGAACCACGGTGGTGATCACTACATGATTCCTTTCTTCTTCGGTGAGGATTACACTAAGTGTCTCCCCTTGGTGGCCCTCCAGTACCACGATGTTGAGATTAGGGTAAAGTGCAGGGACGGTTACACCCCCTCCGATACTCCCAAGGTTTGGGGTAACTATGTGTATCTTGATACGGATGAGCGGAAATTCTTCACTGATACTGAACACGAGCTTCTCATCACTCAAACCCAGCACCAACTTGCGTCCAACACCGACACTGAAATAGATCTTACCTATTTCAACCACCCCGTGAAGTCTCTTCACCTTGTCTCTGGTCATGCATCTGGAAATAACTGGGACGATGAGTATAGTTTCTCCAAGTCTTCCCTCTACATTAACGGCACGGCCCTATTTGAGGATACTTCCAACGTGTATCATCACACCGTTATCCCTGAGATGCACAGCACTGACCTCCCCGATGACGTGCTCGAGGATCTTCCCACCTTCACTTGGCCTTTCTGCTTGAACATGAGCAAGATGCAGCCTACAGGCACACTAAACTTCAGTCGTATAGACAGTTCCAAGCTTGTCCTTACTAACCCCACCGGTGGTAATGCTCTTCATCGCGTGTATGCAGTCAACTATAACATTCTTCGTATCAAGAATGGTATGGCTGGTGTTGCATTCGGTAATTAATTCCAGTTATCAATCAAATGTTTCGTCTTTTCGAACATTCTCTTTCCATAGAAAGTTTTGTCCTTTAGATCATCCCAAATTGTAAGTCGGTATTCGAGGAACTCCTTGAACCTATCCGGGTTACATTTTGACTTGTAACGAACTTTTTCACTCTGAAGTGCCGCGGCTGAAGCCGCCGCACGACTCTCTGTGTATCGAACTTCACGTTCCTCATGTGTCAGACGAGCTGTGGTTTCGGTTTCTTTCTTACCGAGAGCCATTTATGATTAAATAATCTAAATCTTTATATATGATACCTCTCGTTGTTGTCGGTGGTCTCGCCGCTCTTACAGCCTATACATACTTCGGTCAGAATCTCATATCC